ACATTTTAGGAGCAGGTGGACAACCAATAGGAGGACAAGAAGAAAAACCAATTTCATTAGAGAAAACCGAAGCAATTGCATGTAAGAAGTGTGGTGGTGAGGTTTTTGTACAAGGGTTTGGATTTCGTAAGATTTCAAAGTTATTAACTGGTAAACCAAAAGATGAAGTACTGCCGGTTGAACTATTTCTTTGTGGAGATTGTGGTGAAGTACTTAATGAATTATTACCTCCGGGTTTAAAAGTAGAAGAAGAAGCATAATATGGCTAAAACATTATTCGACCATCTAAACGCAATTACGGATAAGAAAGACCCAAAGTATTGGGACACACTTGATGAAAGTGATAAAAAGACATGGAGTAACTATATGATACTCCGTTTTCTTTCTATGAAACCTGAGTGGGTAGAACTAATTGCAGATATACAACCTTACATTCAGGAGGCACCGCCTAAAGCGATGTACTTATGTTTGATAGGATTGATTCCAAAGACAAGAGCATTTCTAAAATATATGAAACCAGCTTCATCTGAAAAGTATGAAGATTGGATTGTTAAATTAGTTGCACAATTCTATGAGGTATCAGAAACCGAATCAGAAGAATATCTTAAAATCCTTTATGAAACTACAAGCGGTAAAATGCACATAAAGGAAATCGCAGAGAATTATGGTACTGACCCAAAGCAAATTACTAAATTAAAACTCAAAGTTTAATTTGGTTTATTGGGATAATTTTCGTATCTTTACATAAATAAACATAATGGCAAAAGTATCATTTTCGCAGTACTCAATGTGGAGTAGCTGCCCGCATCAATATAAGTTAAATTACATAGATAAGTTAGGTGAGAGTTCATCTAATATACATACAATATTTGGAACTGCTATGCACGAAACAATTCAACATTACCTTTCGGTTATGTATGGTGTTTCTAAAAAGCAGGCTGATGAAATCAACAAAGATAAACTCTTATTAGAAAGAATGAGAGAAGCTTACAAAACCGAAGCTGAAAAGATGAGTGAAGGAACTCCTTGTACTCAAATTGAATTAGAAGAATTTTATGGTGATGGTAGAAGAATCTTAGCATGGTTGGATAAGCATATGCACAAATTTTATTCAAAGAGTGGATATGAATTAGTAGGCATTGAAATTCCTTTGAACGCAACTATTAAAACAGGCGTACACTTTATTGGATTCATAGATATCGTATTAAGGGATGTGGCTGAGAATTCAATTATTATCATTGACCTTAAGACATCTACAATGGGATGGAATCAGTATCAAAAAGCTGATAAGATGAAGAACTCTCAAATTCTTTTATATAAGAAATATTATTCGGAATTATTTAATATCCCATTACAAAAGATTAAAGTGGAGTATCAAATACTTCGTAGGAAGTTACCCGAAGATTCTGCATTCCCAATTCCACATGTATCAAAGCACATCCCAGCACATGGTTCACCATCGGTTACTAAAGTATATGATGAGTTTATGGCATTCATCAATGCAGTTTTTGATGATGAGGGTAAGTTTAGAGATATAGAATTTCCTAAAGTGCCGGGTCCGGCTAAAAAGAATTGTAAGTTTTGTGAGTTTGGAAATAGAGGAATATGTGATAAAAAGGCTACAAAATAAATTTTATGTTTTTTTAAATTCATTATACTTATATATATAAATATATTAATGATGAATCAAGAAAACACAAAACTGACAACAGTGAAAATACTAAAAGATGTATATTCAAGTTTCAAAAAAGTTTCTTTTACATCGGATGTTACACTTCAAAAGCTGGTAAATAGAACAGTAGAAAGGTATGTTACCGATATAGAATTTAGAGAAGAAATGAACGAATACTTAAAATTACAAATTTCAGGTTCACAATTTTAACAACACAAATAAGTTATGGCAAAAAAGAAGATTCTGTTACTTTCAGATGATTTAAGAATGGCAAGTGGTATCGCCACAATGTCAAAAGAATTGGTGCTAGGTACGGCACATAAATACGATTGGTTTCAAGTAGGAGCCGCAATTAATCACCCTGAAGCTGGAAAAGTTTTAGATGTTAGCCAAGATATCCAAGAAAGATATGGTATCGCCGATGCTAATGTAAAGATTTTACCTTGGAATGGTTATGGTAACGCTGATTTGATTAGACAATTAATCAACACAGAAAAGCCTGATGCTATTGTACACTTTACTGACCCTCGTTATTGGACATGGTTGTATGATATTGAACATGAAATCAGACAGAATGTTCCACTTTTATTTTACGCAATTTGGGATGATTTACCAGACCCATTATATAATCGTAACTTCTATGAAAGTTGTGATTGGATTGGTTGTATCTCTAGACAAACATATGGTATCATTAAAAGATTATCAGCTTTAGATACAAAATCAACTTGGAAAACAAAGGCAGATTGGCAAGTAGATTATGTACCACATGGTATTAATACTGATATCTATAAACCAGCTGATGTTTCAACTGAATTCCGTAAACAAATTTTAGGAGATAAAGAATATGATTTCGTATTATATTGGAGTAATAGAAACATTAGAAGGAAACAACCAGCTGATGTTATCGTAGCATTTAAAAAGTTTTGTGATAAGATTGGTAAAGAAAAAGCAGATAAATGTGTATTATTAATGCACACACAACCTGTTGATGAAAATGGAACTGATTTACCGGCAGTAATTGATGCAGTTGCTCCGGATGTTAATATTATATTCTCAGATGTAAGAAGACCGGTTGAAGAATTAAATCTTATTTATAACATAGCAGATGTAACAATCAACATAGCAAACAACGAAGGATTTGGATTAGCAACGGCAGAATCAGTAATGACAGGAACTCCTATTATTGTAAACGTAACTGGTGGATTGCAAGACCAATGTGGATTTGAAGTTGATGGTAAGTTATTAACGCACGAAGATTACATTAAGATTGGTTCTTTACATGAGTGGAGAAAATGGGAACAAAAAGCTAAACCTGGTCCTTGGGTTAGACCTGTATGGAGTAGAGCATTAGCATTAGCAGGCTCAGTTCCGACACCTTACATTTGGGATGATAGAGTTGATGTAGAGGAAGTTGCTGAAGCAATTGAGGAAATGTACAACACACCAAAAGAAGTCCGTAAAGCAAATGGATTGATAGGTAGAGAGGCATTTATAGGAGAGATGGGATTAACACATACAAATATGTGTCAGCAATTAATAAATGGAATTGAATCAACATTTGAAAATTGGAAACCAAGAGAAAGATTCGAAGTATTTAAAATTAAATAAGTTATAAAAATGAAACCAACATTAGTATTTCAAGGACCTATATTTACACGTAGTGGTTATGGAGACCATTGTAGAGATTTAATGAAATCTTTACGCAAAATGGATAAGTACGATATCAAAATTATCCCACTTCGTTGGGGAAACACTCCACAAAATCAAGTTGATGGTGAAAGTGATTTTGGTAGATGGATGTTAGAAAGAGTTATACCTCAATTAAACTTTAAACCTGATGTATTTATGCAGGTTTCTGTAGCAAATGAATTTGAACCAAAGGGCGAATACAATATTGGTGTTACCGCTGGTGTTGAAACTACAATTGCGCCTAAAGATTTTATAGATGGTTGTAATAAAATGGATTTAATTATCGTTCCATCTAATTTTACAAAACAAAATATTGGTGGTACGGTATATCAACAACAAGACCAAGCATCAGGACAAATAGTTGGAGAACTTAGAGTTACAAAACCTATTCATGTTCTTTTTGAAGGAGTTGATACTGAAATATTCTCTAAAGGTAGTAATAAGGATGTATTGGCAAATGTAAAAGAAGATTTTAATTTCTTAATTGTAGGACATTGGTTGAAAGGAGATTTAGGGCAGGATAGGAAGGATATTGGTATGGCAATCAAAACATTAGCAACGGTATTCCAATATTTACCCGCCGATAAAAAGCCTGGTATAATTGTTAAAACATCTCATGCTGGGTTTAGTGTAATTGATAGAGAAGGAACTAGAGAAAAAATTGAAAATGTATTAAAACCATTTGGTGATAAATGCCCATCTATATATTTGATACATGGTGATATGGAAGAAACTGATATGAGTAACTTATACCACCATCCTAAAGTTAAAGCAATGGTATCATTTGCTAAAGGCGAAGGGTATGGTAGACCTATGGCTGAGTTTACTTTGACAGGTAAACCAATTATAGCTAGTGGTTGGAGTGGACATATGGATTTCTTACCACCAGAGCATGCAGTATTATTAGAGGGTTCTTTATCGGCAGTACATGAATCGGCATCTGACCAATTCATTATGAAAGAGGCTCAATGGTTTACTGTAAATTATTCAAATGCAGCTAATAAATTGTATGATGTTTACAAAAACTATGATATTTATTTAAAGCAATCAGAAGGACTAAAAGAAAATACAAAATCTAAATTTACATTAGATAAAATGCATGATAAGTTTTCGGAAATATTAGAAGCAAATATCAAATCTAAACCTAAACTTGTTCCATTTAATGTTCCTAAATTAAATAGTTCTAAGATGCAAATACCAAAACTTAATAAAATATAATGCCATACGTTTTACAATATAAAAATCTTATACAAAAAGAAGATAAAGTCAGTAAAACTTTGATAAAGCCAGGAAATATTTATAAAATAATGGCGTATGAATATGCAGATGGTGTTAAAAAAACATTGTCTGGTGCTAATACATCTTTAGTTTTTGTAATTGGTATTTTTGAAAAACAAATATTTTGCTTGAAAATTAGTGAAATGAAACCTGAAAAGTTCTTTAAATGGTTAAAAAAAGTTTTTCTAAAAAATTTAAATGATGAAAAATTTGATGAAGCTCAGCATTTAAAAGAGTTGCTTGTAAAGGTAGATAAATCTGGAAAGCAATTGTATTCATCATTTGTAAAACCATCCACAATAGCTAGAGGTCCTATTAATCCGTATAGAACTTATAATTTAAGTGGAATATCTATTGTTACGGAGGTTACTATAAAAAAGGAAATACTTAAGCAGTATTACAAATAGTTTATTTTCCCAGTCGGTTATATTTACTGTTACAACATTACAATTATAATAGTAAATAAAGGATATGGCATTATCATTAACTAAAAGATTAAGTAAAGGCTCCCCACTTACTGCGGCTGAGATGGATGGCAATTTAGATTTTTTACAATCTCAAATTGGAGCTGGTACATCTGGTACTTCCGGAACATCTGGAACAAGTGGAGTAAGTGGAGCACAAGGAACAACAGGTAGTGGTGGTACTTCTGGTACTTCTGGTACATCTGGATTAAAAGGTGATTTGTTTACATCCACATCAAATAGTAATCATGATATTTCATTAGGTTCAAAAACATTTACAATAGCAGGTGGTCTGTCTTGGACACCTGGTCAACAAACTATTATATCTCAAAATGGTAGTAACTACATGACCGCTACAGTAACATCTTACAATAGTGGTACAGGTCAATTTATTGTAAATGTGGTGTCTGT